CCTGGATTTTGACTGCCAGTTCCATAATCATCAATATCTAAAAAGAAATTCCATGCTCCAGTCATTGAAATAGCATTACCATTTTCATCTTCAAATGGTATTTGTTGTTCAAAACCAATATGTCCATAAACATCAGTTAATTTAGAGCTTATAATGTATTTTGGCGCTCTATTACCTAATGGAGTCCAGTTTACAGAATCAACCCAAAAATAATTACCAGTTCCAGAATCATATTGTAAATAATAAGTTGTAATAACTCCAGTATTTGGATCTTCTTGTGCTGCATAAAAATTAAACTTAATAGCACACCACCACCCATTAGTATGACCATTTGGAAAATTTGGAGCATTAGATAAGTCCCATGTCCAATCCAATGGAATAGATAAAAATAAAAAATCAGCAGCCGAGGGACTGTTTATCGTGCCTTGAAAAACCTCTTGTGTTGTTGCTGTTCCACCAAAAGGAAATCCACCATAATAACTCTTTGATGAAAAACTTAAAAAATCAGCATTTACTTGTTTTATAAGGGGTAAGTAATTATATTTTGTCCCAGATAGTTTACTTATTTTATCGTTTTCAATTGTTTGTTCATATCTTGTAAAATATGTACTCCCTAAATGATTTTGACTTCCTTGGAAAGCACCAGTATTAGAATATAATCTTGAGTTATTATTTACTGGAGTTGATATTGTCCCAGTTTCATTTGTTATATATTCTGGAATTTGTACTATCCAAAATTCATGTTTCCAATAAGTTATTCTTGCACCCCAATGTCTTAATAGTTCTTTCAAAACATTGTAACAATTATCTGGATAAAAAACACCCTGATCATCTTTTCTATGAAACATGGAAACAGCACACTTTGTTTTATGTAATGGGTCAGAGCTTTGCCCAGTATTATTCATTTCCCCATTATACCAATTTACAGATGTTGTAAATCCATAGTTTTGTGATGCTCCTTGATTTGTTAATGCAGCACCACTTTTTGCAAGTATTTCTCTAATCCAATAAATATAAGTTCCAGGACCAAAATACATATTTTCTTGTGCATAATTTCCCTGAACTCTTTCCTCAAATGGAGGTGTCCCACCAGTAACACCTAAATCAACAAAATCAATATCTTTTAATAATGATAAGCCATCAACAAATTTTAATTGCTCTTCATAAGGAAAATACTTGTCAACTCCTGAGCCAATATCCATAACCAAAAATCCACTCCATAATGGAGCAACAGCTGAATGACCTGATTGTGTACTTCTATAAATATGCACATAAACTTGTCTTTCTTGATAATTGTTTCTTAAATCATCAATAAATGTAGCATCTAAAAAATTCTCAACTAAATAAGGTATTTTACATGATGAACTTATTATTGGTGAAAACCTATCTTCTTGATCAGTTTCATATTCAATAACTGGACCACCAGCTCCCATTACTAACTCCAAAGCAGAGCCAGTAAAATCTTCAAGAAAAATCTCTAAATAATAATCTAAATTGTTGTTACTCTTATATGATGAAAAATACTTTTTTCCAAATGCCATAAATTATACAGTTCTTAAACGATTAATCCCACCTCTTTGATTACTTATAAATATGTCGTTTCCACTTATTCTACCATAAACCTCAACTTGCTGAACACCACTTGCACCATTTATCATTCCTTTTAATTTATCTAATGGTGCAACCACTTCTGGATTTGATGCTGTTGTTCCAGCTCCCTCACCGACCAGCGCCATTGTAGGACCAGTAACTAAACCACCACTTGCTAAGCCTAAAATTGATGTTTTTGCAGCTGTAAATGCTTTTCCAATAGTCATTCCTTTTCCTCCTAATAATATGTTAATTGCAGTCATAACAGCTAATTGTATCAATAGTTGTTTTATTGCTTTTTTCATGTTTTCTATAAACGAACTGAAAAATCCTTCTTGACTATTTGCAGCACTCATCATTGCACTAAACATTACATCACCAAATAATTCAGTTGCAGCGTTTAATTGTTTTTGAGCTTCGGCTGCCATTGTAGAGCTTTCTTCTCTTTCCTCATAGTATGTTCTCCATGCTCTTCCAGTATCTAATAAAACTGGACCTAATGATTCAATTTTTTTAGTAATACCATCAATTCTTTTTTCTACCTTTTTTTCTTCACCATCATTTCCAGTTACTTCAATATTTCCAAAAGTTGAGAATTTTTTTGGTTTTTTTCCACTTGGATCAAATAATAAAGATGGCTCACCTAATTCATCAGTTATTTTTTTTAACTCTTTTACACTACTTGTAAAGTCATCAACATGTTTTTTTGAATTTTTAAACTCTCTGAATTTATCAGTAACAAACATAGCTGCAACACCAATCGCAGATAAAACAACAGCAATTGTAGATGCTGACATTGCAGCAAAAAATCCTATAATAGCTGAAAGAGATGCAGCCAATATTCCTAAAATTGTAATTACTGGACCAACAGCTGCTAATATTTTAGCATAAAAAATTATATTTTCTTTTTGTTCTTTAGTTAATTTAGAAATTATTTTAGTTAGCTTTTCAAAACCCTCTGTTAATGGCTGTAATTGTTCTGTAATTATTTCACCAAACTCTTCACCAACATCACCAATCGCCATACCTAAAGCCTTAAATGCACCTAAACCTTTATTTCTAATTCCTTCAGCTTGTCCCTCAAATTTTTCTGATAATGATTGAGTTAATACAATTGCTCTTTCTTGCTGACCAGTTACACCTTTTAATCCAGTATTAAAATATCTTGCTAATGCATCAGTAGTTGTTGAAACTGATTTACTTACTAATGATGTTGCACCTACTAAATCCATGCTTAAACCAGTAGCCATGTTTTGAATCTGAGGAATTAACATAGTGATTTGATCTTCTGTTAATCCTAATGAGGCTAACAATGCTTGTGCTTTTATTGTTTCCTCATCACCAAATAAAGTTTTTGTTTGTAATTCTTTAGCTTGTGCAATTAATCTTTGTTGTATATCTTCACGACCTTTTAAAGCTGTAAGTAATTTTGTTTCTGCAACTATTTGTTCATCAAATGCTTTTACAGATGCAGCTGCAAATGCAGCTAATGGCAATGTTAGATTTCTGGTTAAGTTTTTACCAGTTCTCTGCATAGATGTACCAAATTTTTTGATACTTCTTTGAGCCTTTTTCATTGCTTTGTCAAAGCCTCTTAAATCAGCTCCAAATGCAATAGTTAATAATCCAACACTTTTATTTGCCATGCTCACTCATTTTTTTAATATATTCAGCTTTTGCTTTCAATTTCTCGTAATCTATTTTCTTATCCTTTTTATCCCACTCAAACTCAATCAAATCTGTTGGTTTTATTTTTTTACCTTTTGCTATTTGAATATTTAGTAACAAAGTAGTTTGCCATCTTGTCCTTTCCCACTTACTTCGTTCTCTTATATTCTCAAGCTCATAAAAGCCATCCAACTTATTCCAAAAATGTTTAGGCAAGTAATTATAAAACTCATTTACTCCCATGCCTAACTGTCCAAAAGCAATCCTCTCTAATTTTTGCCAAGTAAGAACCTCTATTTCTTCTTGGCTTTCTGCTTTTTTCCAGTATTACCCCCCATTTGTTCAGCCAATATTTCCATAGCTTTTCCAATACTATCAAAATCACCATCAATTAAATCAGCCAAATCATCAACACTTAAATCACATTCTTGCTTTGCAGCTCTATGTCCATCTTCAATGCCACAATATATTAAAGTTAATGCATCATCTAAAGTCATGTCCACACCAAGTTTATCTAAGTCTTGTAGTGATGTATTTGTTTTAGATGAATATTTTCTCAAGGCATTAAAACCAAATTTAATTGGTAATTTTTTTTTATTTATTTCTATAAAAGTATAATTCATTTTTGTTTAGTTTAGTAAGGATCAGAGCAATGGTACTAAACAAAAGTACCAAAGCTCCTTTCCTAATTTTTTAATTTATTGTCTGAGTTAATGCCCCAGTCCCTTCAATAGTAAGTGAATATGTTGCAGTGTCTTCTGTTCCACCAGTTATACTAACAGATGTAATATAACCATTTCCAGAATAACTTATGTCACTTGTTGATGTTGTATCACCAAATATAAATGATACACTTTGTCTTGCGTTTAAAACATTTGTTTCTAAAGTATCATCAACTCCATCTGTTAAAGCTACACCAGATTTATTTGTCCATGCATAAGCCCCATCAATATCAACTGAGTAATCTCTTAATCCCTCTAAAATTTCTTTGTACCCAGCACTTTCTTTGTTTGTAATTTCTCTCGGTGAATGATTAACATTCAACGTACAGTTTTGAGCAAATGCAACAAGATTAGTTGTTCCAGTGCTGTAAACTTTTATTTCAGTTCCATTTAAAATAGCCATTTTTTTTCTTTTTTATATTAATTAATTATTTTCTTCGGCAACTTTTTGTT